GGACGCGATCACGATCAGCGCGGCTTACGTCAATGTCGAGCATGTGGTCAAGTTTCGTGTCATTGCTGCCCCCGGGGACAGGATTCAGTTTCAAGTCGGGTCAAGCTCGACAGGCTCTCAAATTCTAGCGCCGGTCTTTAAGTACACGGGTTATCATTGTGTTGCCTTTACTCCGACCGCGGCTACGTTCTACGTTCAATTCAGAAACCTCGGAAGCTTCCGGGATAAAGACGTTCAGATCGATGACGTCTCGTTTATCAGCAACGCCAATGTTGAAGTCGACACACCCTGGCTGGAGGCGGATCTCTATACCGTTGAAGGCCCGCAAAGCGCTGATGTTTTATATCTGTTGCATGGGGATTACCCGACGCACAAGGTCGAGCGATATGGGCACACGACCTGGTCGGTCGTGCAAGTGGACTGGCAGGATGGGCCCTATCTGGACGAGAACACGACGACAACGACTCTGCTTCCCTCTGCTGCTTCGGGTCTTAGTATCAACCTGACGCTTTCATCGATCGTCGGGGTCAATGATGATCAGGGTTGGCAGTCGACCGACATCGGTAGACTTGTCCGGTATAAGAAATCCACTACTTGGGGCTGGGCCATCATTACTTCGATTACCAGCTCTCTTATCGCTGTTGCGGATGTCAGGAAGGATTTTGAAGCGACCCCCACAGCTACAACGACATGGAGAATTGGAGCCTTCTGGGGATCGAGCACCAGTGGAGATCCTTCTTATCCTCAAGTCGGGGCATTCTTCCAGCAACGTCTTTACGCTGCAGGCACAGGACAGCAACCTCAGTCCTTCTTCGCTTCGCAGACGGCTGATTTCGAGAACATGACCCCTGATGATTTCGCCGACAAGATCGAGGCGGATGATGCCTTTTCCTACACATTGTCAGCCGATGACGTCAATGCCATCCGTTGGTTGTCGCCAGGAGAAGACACTATCGCTATCGGGACCGCTGGGGGTGAGTGGGTTCCCATTGATTCGATCGATGCAACCCAAGTGGATGTTCGTCGACAGACCAAGCATGGTTCCGCTCAAGTCATTCCCGTTCGCATAGGCAGTGTCGTTCTTTTCCTTCAAAGAGCGCTGAGGAAGATTCGTGAGTTTGGATTAGCAACGTCTGTGAATACCAGTTATGTAGCCCCAGACATGACCCGGCTCGCTGAACACGTCACCAAGGGCGGGATCGTCGAGATGGATTACGCCGAGGAGCCCAATTCGATTGTCTGGGCTGTACGGGCTGATGGTCAACTCTTATCCATGACTTACAAGCGAGACGAAGACGTCGTGGGTTGGGCGAGGCATATTCTCGGTGGGTCGTTCTCCGATGGAGATGCGGTTGTTGAATCCGTTGCCGTCATTCCGGGAGCGAACGGATCCGGCCAGGTCAATGATTCCACGGAAAGGGATGAAGTGTGGGTTTTGGTCAAGCGTACGATAGACGGTTCCACTGTCCGTTATATCGAGGTGCTGGAGAAAGATTTCGAGACCGGGGACGATCAGGAAGATGCGTTTTACGTTGACTGTGGAATCACAGCTACCAATGTAGGAGGCACTGAGTTATTAGCAAACGGGGACTTTGAATCCTGGCCATCCGATTGGAAATTTAGTGCTCTTCCGGCAGTTTACTTCGAGACTGCTTCAGATTTCTTGCATCGTGATGCGGATCTTGATGGAAATTCTGATACCAAAACATTCACCATCTCATTTTGGTTCGCAACAAACGCAACGGGCACCCAGAACTACGCAGTGGCGAATAGCACGGGTCGATTCGGAGCCAAGTTCGTTAATGGAAAGGTCCAGGTGTTTGGTAGCGATACATCCGGCGTCGCTTGCTTGGACCTTATTTCTCAATCGACGTACAACGACGGACAGTTACATCATTGCGTAGCATGGGGGGATCTTTCCACCGCAGGAGGCACAGAGATCAAAGGGCTCTATATCGACGGAGCGGATGACTTAGATACCGGCGCCGTCACTTTCATAGACACTGCGATCGACTTTACAGCTGGAGACTGGGCTATCGGTCAAAACATACAGGATCAGGAGCTTGCGGATGTTTGGCTTTCGATAGCTTCCGCCATAGATTGCAGCGTCCCTGCTAATCTCGCCAAGTTCTACGATACCGTCAATTCCGAATACGTAGATTTAGGATCCGATGGCAGCACGCCTGGTGTCACGCCAATTATTTTCCTCAGCGTGTTCGATGACGATCCGATAACCAACAAAGGCACTGGTGGTGGTTTTACCGAAGCCGGGTCTGTTGTCGTTTTCCCGCTTAGCGTAGTACGAAGACCAACAACAGGTGGAAACCCTGGCGGGGCGATACATTTCGTGGAAGGTACGTTGGGGAATTATGCCGATCAATCCGTAACAGTCGAGGATGGAGTCGTCTACGAGGTCACTGCGGATTCGAAGATGATAAGCCATGCCGGTACCGCGACTATGTCGATATTGGTCGGAACTTCTCGCGGAGCGAGTGATTTGATAAACCTCGACATAACCGCTGGACCGACTGCCTTCGAATCGTTCTCAGGCACGTTTATCGCCAGTGGTACGACGGTATGGGTACGTCTGTTCAGAGATGGATCCGTACCCAATGGTGGAGATGGGTTTTTGGTGGATAACGTCTCTGTTACGAAGTACGGGGTCGTTTCAGGACTCGATCATCTGGAAGGGGAAACCGTGAACGTGTTCGCCAACGGAGCGATACAACCATCACAGGTCGTGTCAGGTGGCGAGATCGTTATGGATGTTGCAGCGGTTCCGGCTCAAGTTGGTCTGGGTTACGCCCATACCTTGAAGACATTGAAAGTCTCGGCCGGGAACCCAGCTGGTACACCGCTTGGAAAGACAAAGCGTATTTACGGAATCACGTTCTGCGTGCTGAACAGTCAGACGTTCTCCTTTGGCCGGGATGCCTCTCATCTGACCACAAAGGATTTCAGGCTCGTTTCCGATCCAATGGATGCGGCTGCTCCGTTCTTCACGGGCGAGAAGTTTGTAGAGTTCGAGGGGGATTGGACAAATGACGCCAGGATCCTGATACAGAATAGCGACCCTGTGCCTTTTACTTTGCTAGCCCTTGCACCGGAAACGATCATCAACCCGCTGAAATGATTATCCGCGAAGTCGACCCGATCGCTGAAGCCCTGAGTGTCCTGGAGGCCGCGAAGGACGGGGCCGAAAGAAGCGGTCTGCCTCACCTTTTCCCGAGAAACGAAGACGATTTTATCCAAGCCGTTGGCAGGATCGTCACTCTTCCAGGAATGGAGATCTTGGGCGCCGAGGAAAATGGGAAATTTGTTGGTGGTATCGGAATCATGTATATCCCATACTTGTGGGACCCGAAACGTCAGTTGGCGGAACAGATATTCTGGTGGACAGCCAAAGATGCGCCGTTTGGAACGGCTAGGAAGCTCGTGGAAGAGGCTTTAAGGAGAATGAGGCATCGTGGGGCCACCCCGGCCCTAAGAGCGCTGGAAGGCACGACAGGGGGTATAAAACGCCTATATTTAAAGCTCGGGCTGAAGCCCATCGAGACGTTATACATAGGGCAGGAACCATGGCGTTCATCCCACTAGCGGTCATTATTGCAGGGGCTGCGATCTCTGCTCTAAGCGCGTACAAGCAAGGCCAGGCTGGGCAGGCTCAGGCTGACTATCAGGCTGAAGTCTATAAGCAGCAGGCTCAGAGGGAACAACAGATTGCCCAGATGTCGGAAGAGGACTTCCGCAGCCGGGAATCAGCAGTTCTCGCTGCCAGACGGGCAAAGCTCGGGGCTTCTGGGATTGATATTTCCACGGGAACGCCTTTGCTTGGTGAAGCAGATTTCGCCCAGGAGGTCGAATTGCAGGCACGCAGAATCCGGGCTGGCGGAGAAACGACTGCAACCAGACTCGAGCAGCAGGCTGGTTTATACGAGCAGGCAGGAAAGGCTTCCGCTCAAGCTGGATTATTCGGCGCAGGTTCCTCGCTTCTTGCAGGCTTAGGAACGTACTATAACTACAAACCGAGATACGGGTATTGAGATGGCGATAAAGCTTCCGACTTCAGCAGACGTTCCGGTCGTTGATCCCAGAGTCACCGCGGATCCTGGCGTTCGCGCACCGCGGGCTGCCTTCGAGGATACGGCAGGCATTGCAGCAAGAGAGCTCACGCCGGCCTTCGAACAGCTGTCGAGAATTGCTATTGCGCAACAGTCCCGACGGGACACGGTGAATCGCGCCAATGCGATGAACCAATTCAATCTCGAGGCGGATAACGAACTGAGGCGACTGAACACGGAAGCTGATTTATCCGATGAGCAAGTCCTGCAGCAATACGGGGAGTTTCTATCGAAACGCAAGGGCGAGTTGCTTCAGTCTCACGTTGGTTCACCGAATAGTAATGCAGCGCTTCAAGTCCGACTGAGTGATATCGAAAATCAGGCTCATGGGAGGGCTGCGGCTTTATCCGCAACATTAGGACGTCAGAAAGTTATCGATACGTACAAGAATAATCTCGGGCCCTTGGTTACACGCGCCTCTCAGGCTCCTACGTTACAGACCGTGGATAAGGAATTTCAGAATCTCGAGACCACGATCGGTGATATGAAGGATGCTTTATCTCCGGAGGATGAGCATAACCTACGTCAATACGGTCGTCAGGAGATCGCGCTTGCAACTCTGGAAAGTCTGATTAACCGGGGGCGCACGGAAGCCGCTGAGGCCATGTTGACACAAGGCGGGTTGAATACCGCCTTGACTCCTGATGTCCAAAGACAAGTCTTGAATAAAATACAGACTGTCAGAGCAACGAAAAACGGGCTGCAGGAATGGACCCAGCAGTTTTATGCCGTCATGGGCCGAATGCCCACGGATAGGGAGTGGCTCAAAAAGTTAGGGGTCGCAGATCCCATTACTGATAGACAGAGGTTTAGGGACAACCTCGCGGGACGGGGGATGTCTCCGGATCTTGCTTCCGATATCTCAAACGGTACCGTGCATATCATCCAGGACCAGAAGTTCGGGGGTTTCTGGGAATACAACATGGCGACTGGGGAACGTAGGAAGGTAAGCGAGGCTGATTCGGCTGTCCTTGGCGGGATGATTCAGGGTGGCGCACCACAAGCTGGAGGCACAAGACAGAATTTTGCCCAGCCATTGCCGCCACAAGCCGAAGCCCAACAACCTGCACAACCTGCACAGCCGCAACAACAGGAGGTTCCACGACCGCGTGCGCTTGAGCAAGCTGCCGAGCTCGGTACCGGACCATTCGCTGGGTTCAAGGAGATGGTCAGTACGTACATCGGTGGTTTCAGAAAAGGCCAGATGTATCCCGCTACCACTCAGGCTAAAAACGCGCTTAGACGGTTCAACCAGCAGGTCAAGATTGCCTTGGTGAACAACCCAAGATTGCCTGGCTTCGAGCAGAAAGCAGTCGATCAGTATCTCGCTGAACCGGATGCTTTCTTCAACGATCCTGACGTCCAGCGCAAGAACATGAATGATTTATACAATTATCTTATCGAGCGCAGAGATGCCAAGGTCAAGGAGCTGGCCGGCGGTAAAAAGATGACCGTCGATCATCGAGGAGATTTGTACGACAACATCTCCAGTATCAGTGAAATCCTCTCACTGATGGAAAAACCAGGCTATCCGGAAATTTCAACGACAGACGAATACGACAAGCTGAAGTCCGGGGACGTTTTTATCTGGACACCCACTGGTGAACCTCGAAGGAAGCCATAGTGGCACAGGTACCCGGTGAGTCGTTAACCGTTGGCCCAGAGACTGTCGTAACGACGAGCGAGGCGCCCCCAGGCGAGTCGTTGGAGGGAAAAGATAGGCCAGGCGGAATAACTGGAATAGCTGCCGAAACCCTCAAGCAGTATGAGAAAGGCTTCGATGATGTAACCGGCCTATTAGCCTTTCCATTCGAGTTCACGCTTCCCAGTCTTCTTTTCAACGAAGATGGAACCGTGCGTGTCGTCAGTCCGGACGAAATGATGAAGATGCGCCAGGCTGGATTAACTGGCATTCCTGGTGCCGTTCCGGCGCTTCGCACGGGAGAACCGCAGGATGTGTTTGGTGCCGCAGCCAGAATGGCTGGAGCGACCGCAGCCGTTGGCCCTATTGCTGGGATGGCATCGAGCTTCGTTAATTTACCTGCGGCAGCAACAACTAGGCTAGGACGGTTGGCTCAGTTCCCTCAGAAGATGATCGCTAAAGGCGGGGAAAGTTTTCTAGCCCATCCGCTTAAGACTACGATTTTCGAGTCTGGTTTCGGTGCAGGAGCCGGAGCTGGAGGATATGCTGCTCAACAGATATTCCCTGACTCATTGGGAGCTGAAGTCGTTGGAGAAGTTTTGGGTGGTGTCTTACCTGCTTTCACGCCTATTCGTCTAGCTATTCGTGTTGGCGGAGGCGTGAGAAATATCTACGGAAAGGTGACGGGCCCTTTTAGAGAGCCTGGAGGAGCTAGTCGGGCCGGGGAACGATTTGCCCGCGCCGTCACTCCGGAACAGCAAGCCAGAGCCGAGCAGGGGTTGTTGCTTCCAACTACGATCGATCCGGAAACCGGACTTCCCGTCCTGACCCCCGCTCAGAGAGCGAGTGAACCGGGCCTTCTATCACTCGAGCGCTCGGTTATGGATTCTTCTGAGCAACTGACCCGGAGAGCGGACGAGCAGATTAGTCATGCCAATGCGGTTATTCAACAGTCCATTACCAACATTGGTGGAGGAAGGGTAGCGACATTCGAGCAGACACGGGAGTACATGCGTGGTCTGCTTGACGTCAGATTACGAGTGGCTACTCAGCATGCCGATGAGCGTATCGCTGCATTAGGCCCAAGGCTATCCCGAGAGGAAGCCAACCGGATCGTCAGGGAAGAGCTGGATACAGCCTTGGAGGCTGCCAGGACCCAGGAAAGAGACCTTTACGATGCTATTCCTCAGAATGCCGGTGCGCCCTTTACTGACTTGAAGGCGAGATATGAATCCTTCAAGGTTCAACTGAGTCAAGCTCAACAATCCGACATTCCAGGAATTGCGAAGAAGTTCCTCGAGAAAGGCTCCGGAGATTATCTCGGCCGTACGGAAGATCCGAGCAAGTTCGTGACGATCACGACTATCAAGGAGCTGAGGGGGCTTCAGGGCAAGCTTCGGGAAAATGCAAGGCAAGCCAAGGCAGCGGGGAAATACAACCGTGAACGAATTGCCAATGAGCTGGCTAACTCGATTAACGAAGACATAGCTCATACCCAAGCAGGGCCGGAAGTGGCCGATAAAGTCTCGACCGCTGTGTCTTTCTCCCGGGACTTACACGATCGTTTCAGTCGTGGGGCCGTAGGGAAGCTTCTGCAGTTCGGTCAACTGGGGGAACGTGTTCCAGCAGGGTTGACGCTTGAATCTTCACTCGGTCTTTCAGGACCCAAAGCCAGGGAAGGCATGGATAGTATCCTGAAAGCTTTCGAAAGCCCGGAGGCTCCAGCCAATGTCTTTGTGGTAGACGCTGCTCAAGACTATATGCGCGGCCAGTTTCTTCGTACAGCCGTGCAGCAAGGGCGTCTCAGCACCCGTGCGGCGCAGAGATTCATGCGGGACAACTCCGAGCTTTTGGACAGAATGCCCATCGTCAAACGCCAGATTCAAGAAGCAATAGACTCTGGTGAAACCATGGCCCTCACCATGAGGGAGGTGGATCCAAAGCTTTCCAAGGCAGCCATGCTGGTCGAACGCGGTCCGGTCGAGACCTTCCGTCAAATCTCCGGGATGCAGCCTCAAGCAGCGGGTCAGGAAGTCCAGAAAATGCTCGATATGGTGGCTGCAGACAGTTCAGGAGAGGCTTTATCTGGCCTCAAGGCCGGATTCATGGAATACGCTTTGTCCCAGGCTAGGGGTCGTTTGAGAGATATCCGCGGACTTCCATTCATTTCAGGTTATGCGTTGAGGGATGCGCTTTCCACTCCCGGAGCTCGAGCTGCAGCTACGAAAGTTTTCTCTACCGATGAACTCGACAGGCTCAATATCATCGTGAGGGACCTCATTCGCATGGAGCGCAGGATCTCTGCTAAGGCCGCCGAGGAAGGAGTGATCGGGGATACGCCGAGTAAAGTCCTGGAGTCTATTGCGAGAGTCGCGGGTGCCGCAGTCGGGCGCCATACCGCCTATAAGCTCGGTAGTGGAGGAACGGTTCAGATCCCCGGTATCTTTTCCAACCGCTTCGCCGAGATTGCCAAGGCCGGCGTCAAGGATCCTGCGAGTAAACTGATCATGGACGCCATAGAGAATGAAAGTCTTTTCCGTGATCTGCTGATGCAACCTATTACGGAACGAGGAACCGGTATAACCCCCATGACACGGACTAGACTGAATGCATGGACCTATGCCGTCTTAGCCGAACATGGCGCCGAGAAGGTCAAGGAAGGTCGGTGAAGCAAAAGGAAGAGCCTGACCGACATGACTACATACCCCACTGGCTCATTTGGTTTATCCTATGGTTGATATTCGGAAATAATTGATGACGATCTCAACTGCACCCGCACCACTTTCCTTCGACGGTGATGACAACACCGATGACTTCGCTATTACCTGGAAATACTTCGCCAAAGCGGACGTTGTAGCAACGCTGCGCGGGACGGGTGATTCCGAGACCACCCAGGTACTAGACACCGATTTCACGTTGACCGCTGCAGGCGATGACTCCGGTGGCACGCTCCACATGAACACCCCTCCTGCCACGGGCGAGACTCTGGTAGTGACGCTCGAGCCCGCCTCCGTGCAGGAGACAAGTCTTCCATTGGGTGGGGCATTGCCTTCAGCGGATGTCGAGGCTGCTTTGGACAGACTGGCCCAGCTCGCAGCCAAGCTCGAGTCTTTGCTAGACCGGGCCCTGACAATTCCCCGTACGGATACGGAAGTAGGCTCCATGGAACTTCCTATCGATGCCAATCGGGTAGGCTTTCTCGAATTCGACTCCAATGGTGACCCGACGATCGCGGCGGCTGGAACCACCGGTGGGACTGGATCGGCCGGAAGCGGTAAGCAGTATGTCACGCTTTCGATAGGCGGGACGGTCTACAAGCTTCTTCACGACGGAACGGTGTGAGTGGACAAGACCAGCATTCTGACAGCGGCGGCGGCTTTACTTACTGCGTTGGCCGGCACCGGTGGGAATTACCTGCACACCAAAAGCACCGACCAGGACCGAGCCAAAAAGTGGGCCATGCGTCAGCTAGATGCCAAGCTTCATGACTGCAAGACCGACCTCATAGCCGAGTCTCTTCTGGGGGGTAAGCCCCTTCGCAAGGACCTCGTGCAGTATTGCTATGACCTTGCGCTAAGCGATGCCAAACGGTGAGTCAAATGGTCATCTGGGTACCAAATGGATAACGCTGCTGCTAATCCCCGGGATTACTGTGGCCGTGACCGTGGGTACGACGTTGACCCTTATCGGCGAACGTCAGGATACGGCGACTGCGGAGAGAAGCCGTATCGAGGCGAAGATAACCTCGGTCAAGGAAGAAATTCTTGTTCGCATGAGAGAGCACAGCGCTGCTGATGATCTTCGCTGGCAGCAACTCAACATCGACTTTCAACGGCATACCGAACGCCCGGCCCATGAAGGAGCGAGAGACAGAATTACCCGTCTCGAGGCGGATGAGGTATGGATTAGATCGAAGCTCGAGGAGCTGATGAAAAGGTGCCCGAATGGTCGATAGAAAAGCCTTGATCGCCCAGCTGAAACGCCATGAAGGATCGGTCACCGAGAACGGCCGGCATCGTCTGTACTATGATTCAGTCGGAGTGGCGACGATAGGCTATGGCAGGAACCTGGAGGCGAAGGGCCTGGCAGAAGACGAGGCCGAGTTTCTCCTGAGCAACGACGTGGATGAGGCTATTCTGGACTGCGAGACTCTGCCTTTCTGGAAACGCCTCGACCCGGTAAGACAGCAGGTTATTGCCAACATCGTCTTTAACATCGGCTTTAACCGATTCCTAGGGTTCAAGAACACCATCGCGGCGATCGAGCGCGGGGACTTCGAAACAGCGGCTGACGAGATGCTAGACTCGAAATGGGCGAGACAGGTCAAGGCCAGGGCCACCGAGTTATCCGAGATGATGCGTGGATAGGCGGGCCTGACGACACAGAAGCGAGGTTGATCAATCATGGCTGCTTCGATGAACGAGTACCGTGGGAACCGGAGCACGAAGTACAGGCTTTGTATCTATACCTTGCTTATTGGCACAGCTTTGTGCGCTCTTGGTATGTGGCGGGATCCCTCGCATATACAGGGCTTGTTCGATGCCTGGGGGCTTTATGTTGTAGGCGTGGTAGCGGCCTACGTGGCAGCCGATGTCGGGGCTAGGTGGCAGGCCAGAAAGGCTGAGAACGGCGCTCCTGAGGGTTCTCAGAAGCCTCCAGGGACATGAATAAGCTCATCCTAGGGGTTACCGGTGCCCTAGTCCTAGCGGTCGTTATTCTGGGCTGGCAGCTCAAAGTCGCCTGGAAGAACGAGGCCACAGCTAAAGCAGCCTTTTTCGTAGCCGAGGCCGAGCATCTCAAGACCAAGGAAGCTTTCGGTCTGTATCGCAGTCAGACTCAACAGCAGGTCCAGAAACTCCAGAAGTCATTCGACACCGTGTCCATGGAGTACAGGGCCTCGAGGGCCAAAGTAGATGAACTGGCT